AAGCAACCTTGTCTGGTGTGGGGGCATTATCAGCCAAGGGTTTTCTATTCCGCATATTGACCCTGCTTGGCATTATTAAGCAGGACTTGAGCTTGACAGCAACACAGGCTAAATGCTTAAATATAAGTAGTAGTATAAAGACAGCGTTAGCTCTAACTAGCGATATGGGGACAGGATTAGATATAACTAGCGATATAGATACGGGATTAAATATAACCTCTAGTTTCAAGGGAGGGTAAGATGGCGTTTGATGTTGGGGAGACGATAATTTGTTCAGTAGAAATAAAGGATAGTGCTGGAGCTTACAAAGACCCCAATAATGATTACACTCACATGCAAATTAGCATTACTCAAAGCACACCGAGTTTCAAATCCATTGTTGACTGGACGATTATGACAAGAGATGATGTGGGCAAATATCATTATGATTTCCAAAGTGCGGGATATTCTGTTGGCAAATATGTAGTATCATACAAAGCAACAGATAGCACAAGGATAACAATAGAGACAGAGGATTTGGAATTAAAATAGAGGTGAGGTATGGCAGTTATTGATAAAATAAAACGGCTTTTAGGATACAGACTTGGTGGTTCTTACATATCGGAATTTGCAATTCCTCCAGGGTGGAATTACCAACGTTATTTAGAAGTCTATGGAGAAGTAGGTTGGTTATTTGGGGCTGTATCCCTCATTTCCAACTCGGTAGCCGATAGTGAGTGGCTACTCTACCAGCGAAAGAACCGCAAGGAATATGAGGAGATAGATGACCACCCCATTCTTGACCTATTCAACTATGTCAACCCCTTCCAGACAAAATATCAATTTCTTCTGATGCTCCAGACATATTTGGGTTTAGTGGGTGAAGCATTTATTGTCCTGAACTTCAACAGGCTAAAAATCCCTGGTGAAATGTGGCTGGCTCCGCCGGGGTATATGTTTATCATTCCTAGTAAAGAGCAATACATTTCCCATTACGAATATAGAAGGGGAAGTGCTGTCCTCCGCCTTGAAATTCCTGAGGTGATACACATTATGGATGCTAACCCTGCCAACCCATATCGGGGGACTGGGGCAGCACGGTCAGCTAGTATGGATATTGATGCTGAGTATTATGCCTCTCGTTATCAGCAGAGGTTATTTTTCAATGACGCCACCCCGGGCTTGATTATGGAGTTCCCTGATTTACCTCCAGCCGAAGAGAGAAAGCAGCTTCGTGAGGAATTCCTTGAGGTTCATCAGGGTTGGAGGAATGCCCGTAAACCTGCTTTTCTTTGGGGAGGAGCTAAGGCTAACACTATTGCATTAGCGCCAAAGGATATGGAGTTTGAGAAGCTGCGGAATGCTAATAAGAAACTAATTCTGGGAGCTTATCACATACCTGATAGTTTGATAGGGGCTAGTGAGGTTGGCAGCAGGGCGAGGGCAGAGGCGGATGAATATATCTTCGCCAAATATACTATTAAGCCAGCTTTAACGAGAATTAAGGAAGCACTAAATGAGCAGTTATGCCCTCTGTTTGATGAGAACTTAGAGTTAGATTTTAAAAGTCCTGTAACAGAGGATAGAACGGCTTTGGTTGATGAATGCGATAAAATGGTCAGGGTTGGCGTCTATACCCGGGAGTTTGCCCAAGAATTATTAGGGCATAGTCCAGAGGATATGAAGGGCGGGACTTATCTATTGCCTTTGAATATACTACCCGAGACAGCCAAAATGAAACATTTGACCTCCCATCGCTGGAGTGAAGAGCAGAAGGAGCTTTACTGGCTGGGATACAAAGCTAAGACCGAGGGGCAGGAGAAGCCGTTTATTAGGATGGTCAAGACCCTATTTGATGAACAGTCAGAGGAGGTTATAGAGAGACTGAAGAGGTCGCAGACAATTGAGGGGGCTTTGTTTAATGAGGCTGAAGCCAATGAGAGATTTAAGGATGCCTTCAAGCCTTTAATTGCCTATGTATATGAGTCGGCTATGCGGGATATTATGGAAGGGGAAGAGCCGAAGCCTGCCCATCGTGGAAAACAGGAGTTCCTTGACCCTTATGCTTTGGAATGGATTACTACTAGGTCGCTGACATTAGCTAAACTTCTAAACGGCACGACTATTGAGCAGTTAAGGGGAGTCCTAGTGGCTAGCTTTGAGGCTGGAGAGTCAATTCCTAAAATAACAAAACGGATTGAGGAGTATTATACACATGCTAATAAAATCAGGGCTCAGATGGTAGCGAGGACTGAGGTTCTGGCTGCTTCTAATGAAGGGGTTTTAAGGAGCTACGAGGAATTGGGTGTAGAGAAGGTTGAATGGTATACTGCGTTAGATGAGAGGACTTGTGAAATATGCGAGCCTTATCACGGGGAAGAATTTATAGCTAAAGAAAGTCACGGTATGCTACCCGCTCATCCTTCTTGTCGGTGCATATTTTTGTCAGTGCTTGACTAATTGTGGTATAACGAATAAGAAGTATGCTATAATGGATAAAAAGGAGGAAGGAATGACGGAAGAAATCACAGCTCAAGATATAATAAAATTGCGGCAGGAACAAGCAAATAAAGAGAAGGCAATAAAGAAAACTTGGGTTAGTCCTGAGATAGTGATACCGTTAAATAAAGTCCAGTGGGGTTTCATTGTAGATGCTCTTCGTCGTGAAGCAGTGCATTTACATAATAGTGGATACAAAGAGGCAGCGGCTATTGAAAGTGAGATGGCTGAGTTGATAGAAAAGCATATATCAGCATTCCCTACTTTGATAAACAAACAAGGGGAAGGAATGTAGGAAGCGCATTTTTGTATTGGCAATGAATAGAAAACAAGAATATGTTATAATAGAATTGAGCGATAAGGAGCATAGTCTTATAGAATACTTGAGGCAAGTTCCCTATGGAGAGGTTGTAATCATTATGCACAACAGACAACCTGTGCGAATTGAGAGGACAAAAGAGGTAGTCCAGCTTTAATAACTAAATAAGACAGTACTGAGCGAAAACGTAGGTGATTTAATTATTGCCTGCGTTTTTTTATTAACAGGGAGGTAAATATGGTAGTTGAACTAGAGGAAAAAGTCCTACATAAAGTCTTGGATTGCGAAGTTAAGAAATTAGGGGAGCGGGAATACGAGTTTACCGCTTCAACCACAACGCAAGACCGAGATGGTGAAGTGATTGAGGCTAGTGGCTGGGATTTGAAAAACTTTAAGAAAAACCCAGTCATCACTTGGGCGCACGATTATAGAGCATTACCTATAGGGAGAGCACCAAGAATATGGGTGTCAAATGAGACGCTTAAAAATACAGTTGAGTTCCCGCCAGAAGGCACTTATGAATTTGCCGATATTGTAGAGAGGTTGGTTGATGCTGGTTATCTGAAAACAGAGTCGGTTGGATTTATCCCTAAGAAGTGGGAAGATGGCGATGGAGAAAAAGCTCCCAAGCGGACTTTTATCAAACAGGAATTACTAGAGATTGCCATTGTGCCGGTGCCGTCTAATCCCGATGCTCTTAGAACTGCGGTTGATAATGGCGTGATAACGACAAAGGAATTTGAAAATATTACCAAGGTAGAGGAAGAAGAAACTGTCACCAAGCCAGAAGAAACAGATGACTTTATTAGAATCCCAGTTAGAGAATGTGATGTAACCGCCACAATAGACATATCTAAGAAAGAAGGCATCAAGGCTCTCTATTGTGGTAAAGAGAAGAAAGTCAGAACCTATATGTTTGACAAGCGGGACCCCTTCAACTGGACTATGGCTAAAGCTAAAGCTTGGGTTAAAGAACACGATTCAGGTAAAGAAGTTGATGGGGAAGGGATAGGGGTAAAGATTGAGGAAAAGGTAGCAATCCCCTATAAGCGCACTCCATTAGCAGATAAGGGAACAGATTGGGATGCTGCCAGAGAAGTCAGGGAAGCTGAAGTGGATGACCTTAAAATTATGTGTGCCATTGTGGAAGGCGACCCTGAAAATAAGACCTCTTATAAACTCCCGCATCACAAGGCAAGTGGTGAACATGCTTGTGTCTGGAGAGCGGTAGCGGCTGCTGCCGCTGCCTTGATGGGAGCTAGAGGGGGCGTAGATGCACCTCCAGCATCAATAGCTGGGGCAAAGACGCACATCGGCAAGCACTATCAGGATTTTGATAAGGGCGAGCCTCCCTGGGAAAAGGGTATCAGCCAATCTGAAATCAGGGATGAACTTGAATATACTAAATCCTTGATAGTCAAGGAGGGGATGAACGAGGAGGTAATTGAGGAGGCTTGGAATATGGTCAGAGAGATTATGGGCATTCGTGGAAGCCACATTCCACTTGATATATGCGAAAAGGTCGGCGCAGTGCTGAACCAAAAGAACCGAGACAGGTTAGAGCAGATAAAAGCTCTAGCCCAGCAGGTATTAGATTCAGCCGAACGCGAACCAGAGAAAACACAAGAGCCTGAATTATCCCTTGAGAAAATTGAGGGGATAATTAGTAGCACAATCACGAGTGTTATTAGAAAGGCTCAGGGCAAAATAAATTAGGAGGTAAAACAAAGTGAGTGAACAATTAACGGCAGAGCAAATCGCTGACCTAGCGGCTAAGGCTGCTGGCGAGGTGATAAAAACACTGCAAAAACCAGAGAGAAAGTTTGTCCCGGGTGATGGTGATGGCGACCCTAAAGTTGATGTCATGCAAGATGAAGGGGATAAGCCCTTTAAGTCTATTGGGGAACAGCTCCTTGCCGTCAAGAACGCTTACCAGAATGGGGCAATAGACAAGAGGCTTTTCCGAATGGCAGTCAACGACCAGGGTATATCCCTGAAAGCGACTGGACTTTCGGAGGGAGTGCCTGCTGATGGTGGGTTCTTGATTGAGCCTCAGTTCCTTCCCAAAATAATGGAGAGGACTTACCAATACGGCGTTCTGGCTTCTCGCTGCACCCGCATTCCTATAGGGGCAGGGTATAACAGTGTCAAAATGCCAGCGGTCAACGAGACCAGTCTGGCAGATGGCAGCCGTTTTGGTGGTATCCGAGCGTATTGGGCGGCTGAGGCAGGAACTAAAACTGCTTCAACGCCGGCATTTCGTCAGGTATCACTGGAGCTTAAGAAGCTAATTGGTCTGTGCTATGCAACCGATGAACTTCTTCAGGATGCTGTTGCTCTTGAGGCATGGCTGATGAAAGCCTTCCCGATGGAGTTTGGGTTTAAGCTGGACGATGCCATAATCAATGGCACCGGGGCTGGGCAACCGCTGGGAGTTATGAACTCGCCTTGTCTAGTATCCGTAGCCAAAGAAACTGGGCAGGCAGCGGCTACTATTGTAGCTGAGAATGTCATCAAGATGCATGCTCGGCTATGGGGTGGCTCCAGGGCTAATGCTGTATGGCTCATCAATCAGGACATAGAGCCTCAACTTCATACTATGAGCCTAGCAGTAGGCACTGGCGGGATACCAGTCTATATGCCTACTGGCGGGCTTTCCCAGTCTCCGTACGGGACTCTATACGGCAAGCCGGTTATCCCAATCTGGCAATGTCAGACTTTAGGAACTACTGGGGACATCATATTTGCAGACCTCAGTCAATATCTGTTGGCTGAGAAGGGCGGAATTGATGCGGCTTCGTCAATACATGTTAAATTCGTCTATGATGAGACTGCGTTCAGGTTCGTTATGCGAGTAGATGGTCAGCCCTGGTGGAACTCGGCTCTCACGCCATACAAGGGCACCAACACCCAGAGCCCGTTTGTCGTATTGGCAACACGCAGCTGATGAGGAAGGCTTAATGAGAGGGGCGCAAGCCC